CCTACATTAAAAAGGTTTATACTAACCATAGAACTCAGTCTTTTCTAGTTTAAAAGTTCCTTTGCCATTCTCATTAAATGAGCATAAAATATACTTCTTAGTCTCATAACTAATGTATATCTTCTTATCCTTGTATGTGTAATTTTTGCTCCAGTCCATTTCTTCATATTCTTTTACCATTCTGCTCTTGTCTATTTCTATTTAACATCTGTTCGTTTACCTCGCTATTGTTTACTACTTCAAATATGAAGTTACTGGGCAAGTATCGCCACCTTTGAATTAAAGAGGCATACTGTAGAGCCTTATAATGTTTACGTTTAATCTTCATATAAATTTATAAAATATACTTCTCCTTCTGTTTCTATAGTTGCATTCGCTGCCCAAATAGTAATATATCCATTCATATATTCAGTAACCATGTAAAGCTGACCGTCCTCGTGTACTTCTAAGCAGTAATTATATACGTTCTCCTCCATGCTCCTCCACTAGTCTATTGTATCCTGCTATCATTCTTTGATAGTATCTTTGCTTGCATATTCCACAACCTAGATTCAATCTTATATTTTTATCCTCCTCTATGTACTTAAGAAATAAGGTAGCTATTGCCTTGTTTATATTAGGGTCTCTACTTATAGCATTCAGCTTTTTATACGCTTTCAAATATGGTAAGTAGTCTTTTATCTCCTCAAATAATGGATGCTCTTGTTTTATTCCTGTAAATGGTTTTAACTCCTCTATTCCATGTGCTACATCGGGCATGGCATCCAACCACTCTAAGAGGACTTCTTTAGTCATTCCTTTGGTGTTTATTCCTAGCTTAGTAGCATAGCTCTTTAAAGCTCCCCATTTAAGTTTTCTGTAATCCATTAGTCTTGTTTTGCAAAGTATAAAAATATAACCATGTAGGAAATGTCTAATAAACAAATAGACAAAGTTAATCCAGTCCAAAAAGAAAGACAATAGGCACAGTTAAAAGGCTTCCCTTTATGTCCTTCTATTCCTGTTATGTTTACATCTTCAATCCTTTTAAGTAAAGGAGCTATTAATTTGAATCTATATTTAAACCCTTCTTTAATTGTAAAGGTTTGTTTAAATATACTTGTCCATGCTAAGATAGTCAGTATTGATATTATTATTATAATCATTTGTTGTTATTTCTTATTTTGTTATATATGCTTTCCATTCGTTCCTTTGCTGTTGCTCTGTGTATTCCTGTGTGGTCTGAGAATAGTTTTATAGATAAGTTTCTTTTTACTATTTCTTCGACCCAAATACGCTCCATTTCGTCTAACTGTTTCACTTGCTCTAAATATTCTTTGTAAACATTGTTACTAATATACGGAATATCTTTTAACTTTAAATAGTCAAGTTCTGTAGATTCTATCAAAACATTATCAAAGTGCAAGCGGTTAAACTCGCTCCCTGACAAGTGAAACATCTTATAAGCTACAACGAATATAAACCCATCTATTTTATTTAGGTTACTAGGCAGCTCATGAGTCAAAAAATATATGTTTACCTCCTGAGATAAGTCTTGCCAAATGTCAGAATGTTTGCAGATATTCTTACAAGCAGTTTCTATTACTTGCCTTTTTTCTTTTATAAACTCCTCGTTCACGTTTGCAAATATAGTAAAATTATTTAATCAACTACAACTATGTTTTTACGTAAATCATTCATAGATGTTTCAACTAATATAGAAAGTTCTTCTAGCTCATCTTCTGTAAAATTAGCCTCGAATTTACTCAGTAGGCTTGTGCCTTGTTTCATCCAGTTATTAAATAGCTGCTTTGCTCTTTGCTTCTCTACACCTATTAACATACTTTTCTGCTCTATAGTTGCTTTGAATAGTCCGATTAATATTAGCCATTCGATAGCTTGTTTATCTTCTAGTGTTTTCATAGTCTTTTGTTTATGCTCCTAAATCAAATATAGTTGTTTGAGCTGTCTGTTGTTTAATACGTTTTATACTCGCATCGAAATATTCTTTGTCTAATTCACACGCCCATAATTTAAACTTTCTGTTGTGGCAAGCGATAGCAATACTTCCTGAGCCTAAGTGGGTGTCTAAGATTCTATCTCCTTCCTTTGCGTAGTTCATTAAAAGCCATTCGTAAATTTTAATAGGTTTTTGTGTTGGGTGTATTTTTTTATTTGCTGGATTACTACTGCTTAGTGTTATTTTGCCTTCAAATCCTATGTAGTTTCCAGAATATTGATATTTTAAAATTTTACCAACATTGTTAAAACTTGTCCAAAAAAGCTCGAATGGTGCATATGTTGAAACAAACTGCATTTTATCCCAAACAATCCATCCTCTGCTATGTGGTAAATTAAAATAATTACCACCGCAAACTATTTGATTCTTTGAAACTCTAAATAATTCATTAAAATATTCTTTTGTAGGTACTTTATCCCATTTTTTCATGTCCATTAATTCCTGTGCTCCTTTATTAGCAAATGTTTTATCTACTATCCCATAAGGAGGGTCTACAATAGCTAAGTCGAAATAGTTATCTGGATAACGTGCCATTAACTCCATATTGTCCTCATTCGTTATTGTTATTTTATCTGTTACTTTCATAGTTGTTTAATTTTGTCCTTATAAATTACTTTCATTTCGATTAACTCAGGGATTGAATACTTCATGGGCTTACCTCTTAGCTTCTTTAGTTCTGCAAATCTACATAACCCTATTCTATTAGGTAGCCTTTCGGTATAATCTAATAATGCTCCATGTCGATGTTGGTTACAATAAACGCATTGCCCATGTATGTTGTCTGTATTGAACCTTAATTCAGGGTTTCCTCCTGCTGAGTAATAATGTCCTGCATCGTACTTTCCTAGTAATGGAGTGCCACAGCTTATGCACCCTTTGTCTTTATCTCTTAGCCTAACGTATTTGTTTACGATTACCTGAAGCTCTTTAACATGGTCTGAATATGTTTTTAGCTTATCCTTTAATACTTTCTTTTCTGCTTTCCATTCTTTGGCTTTTACTTTGTTTTTATATTCTAAAATACAGCTAGGCTCAAAGCATGTCTTTTGGAGGAAGTACTTAGGCTCGAATTTATCTCGACAAACTTTACAGCGTGGCATCTGCACAATTAAAATATTCTCTAATCTTATATAAGTCAGAGCCATTTAAGTCAAACCACTCACCTCTTACTCTTTTATCTTCAAACATCTTATGTAAGTCTTTTTCATCTCTTACTCTTGCCTCGTGATTAAACAACATCTCTATAGTGGGTTTTTCAGATTGTAAAGTCCTTTCTCTATACTGTGGGTTTTTTGACCTTCCTATTTTATAGTAACCTGTATTCTTATCAATCATAACATAAACCTTTGTAAATTTTGTTTGCATCTGTGCAGGAGATTTATCATTAATAACATCTTTTAAATTTGTTACATAAATTCTACAATCACTACGAACCTCGTTTAAGTTGCAATCTAAAACAGCACCTAAAACTGTAGGCTTTTCACCTCCATAACCATAATCAAAATCTCTATGAGGCATAAACCTTATGTCGGTAGCTTTAAAATAAAAAACCTCGTCATTATCCATTAAATCTCTAAAGCCATAAGAGTGCCTAAAAGCATTATCCTTATCCTCAATTTGATATATTTTATTTTTTTTAGGATAGAGTTTTTTAATCTCCTTTTTATTTTCTCTACACCATTCTATTCTCTCTTTTTTTAGTTCTGATAACTTTTCTCTAATAGATTGCATTTTATTATCAAATTTGTTTAGTTCTTCTATTACGTTCATAATTTTTAGTTTTAGTTTTAATCGTTTAACTGGTCTTTAATATATTGGATATATTTCTCTGTGTATTTTTGGTAGAACTCTGCAAACTGTTCTTTTGTCGGCTCTTTACCTATCTTCTGTTTGCAATATAAATACAATACATTTCTTAGCCTTTCGCTCTGAGTCTTACCATTTGGTTTGTCTAGTACAACCTTGTCTATTTGGTTTATTTCATCCGTAGAAAGTCCTTCGCTATCTTTAAAATATAATATTCCGTTTGAGTCTAGTAGCTTATCTACTTCCATTAGTTCGCTGCTGCTTTGCTCTAGGCTTGTTATAAATGAAATTTTTAAGCTCTTGTCTTTTCGCCTTGTTACTCCATCTAGTGTACATTGTTTTAATAGTTTCATGTCGTTTTGTTTTTAGTTTTAATTGTTTTTATTACTGTTTTAAAATTGTCTATGTGTTGATAGGCATCTCCATCTATACATATTTTACATAACTCTTTACAGTGTAAATACTCGCTTAAATTAGAACAGGTGTATAAATTATATTTACATTTGTTTTTATAGTTCATCAAATATAGATGTTTGTTTTGTGTCTTTCTTGTTTATTATTCCTCTAGCTGTGTCAAAAATAGTTTTCCCTGCTTCGTAATCTACTAAGTTTCTAGCTATTTTATGTATTCTTTGTTTTCCTTTATACTTTCTAAAATCGTAATCGTGAAAGTCAGAAAGTCTTTTTATGAATCCATTTGTTTCATGTGTAAACCCTTTTGCTTTTCTTTCTCCTAAGTCAGTAGGTAGATTAAAATTAGTCCAGTATAAGTGTCTACCTCTTTTCTTTGCAGGAATTAAAGGCTCATAAAAAGGTATTACATTCTCTACACAATACTTACCTTTAAAAAAGTGGTCTAGTAATAGAATCTCTTGATATAGTTTCATATCGGGATAAGTTGCTTTAGACTTTCGCTCCCCTTCTCCTGTGTTTGTTTTTCTCATTCTGCTGTGAGTAGGGCAAGGTGGACTACTCCAAATAAAATCAAACTCTTTGTAGTGGTCTAGTAAATATTGGTGTGCATCTGCTACTATTACCGTATCCTTTGGAAATCTCTCTTGGTATAGTCTAGCAAGCTCAGGGTCTAATTCTACCGCTGTTACTTCGCAGTTATCCCATAGTAGCCTATTGCCTCCTAGACAAGCATATAAATTAAGTACTTTCATTAGTTTTGTTTTTATGTAGTTTAAAATGGGCAATCTTCTAGCTCGTCCTCATCGGGCATAAACTCAAAGTCTGCGTTTGGTTTTAAAGATAGCTGTTTTTCTTGACTATCAAAATTTTTTGTTAAATCAAATGTAGGAACGTAACCTCCTGCTGTATAATATCTGCCTGTAGGTATGTCATAATTTAGTATAGCACTCTTGCCTATATCGCCTTGAAAGTTGTATTTTGTCTTAAGATTCTGAAACATTACAGAGTTATCGTTAAAGTCTCTGTGTATTACATAACCATCATGGGTCTGATTTCTAAAGTCTGCACTACCCGAAACATCGTAAAGAGTAGGAACGCTAAAAGTATTGTCCTCCTCCTTTCGCATCTTTGTAGGGTGTGCTATCAACATTATAATAACATTGTTAGTTTGTGCAAACATTGTAAGTCTAGTTAATACTGCATCTATATCCTTCTTTTCAGATGCTCCTACTACCTTGTTAAATGCATCTATAACAAATATATCTACTCCATAGTTAAACATCTGTTGTTTAAAAGTATCTAGTATCCATGTCCAGTCTGCAACCTCTCCTGAGTTTGGCATAGTGTAGTATATCTTTTGGTCTGCCCAAGTTACATATCTTTCAATATCCGCAGGAGTTATCCTATCGCCTTGACTTTTCCAAAATGGTTTACCTATTGCTTTGGGTATAAACCTAGTTTGATGTAGTGCAAATGGAGCGTGTTCAGGAGTAAAGAAACTAGCTTTCATTTTAAAGTCTTTAACTAAGTTCATTACATACCACTCTGTAAATTCAGATTTACCATGTGATGGAATTCCTGTAACTGTACAAAGATGTCCACGCATTAAACTAAAAAAGCTGTTTATATCTTTAAAGCAGTCTGCTTTTGGTTTGATTGTTTCGGGTAGTCCATTGTTATAAAAATCAAATATTTCATTTTTCAAATCTGAGATTGTAACCGTTCCACTTACTGGAAACTT